TATATTCATTCAAATATCCAAATACATTTGCCATCATTCGAGTATTGTTATCTAAAAATTTAAAAGTATGTTGATACTTCTTTAGATAGTGAGAACCACCAACATCAAAGGCAAGAAAGAAAACAAAATCAGAATCCATAATCATATTTCTTAAAAATGGATTTGGAATATGTGTCATATCTTCATGTTGGCCATTTACAATATCAAACTCTCTGACAAGATATCCCTTCTTTGTAAGATACTCTGTCAAATATGCACCTATTTGTCCACTTGATCCAAGAATTGCAACTTTCTTCATACCAATCTTTTCTCCAAATCTATTCTTGCATTGTTTCCAAGTTCATCCATTTGTTTAAAAAAGGCAAGAGAAAGATCGATATTTTTTTGAGTAATCAATGGACTAAAATGACCAACAGGTTCATATCCATATTCCATATTTAAAATACGTTTAAAGTTATCTCCTTGAAATATATCATTCCAACATTTTTCTCCAATAGTTGGAACAGTATCAAGATAGAATGAATATATTATTTGTTCAGTTGTTCTCTGACTTCCAGTTATAATTTCTGTTTTACCAAAATTACATTGATTTACAAAAGCAATTGCAGACTTAGCATCAATTCCAACCTCTTCCATGCGGCCAGGAATAATACTAATATAATTTACATCATAAGTACAACACTTTAGAGCAGTAGATGAATCAGCAAGTCCAGTAACATTCGTTAATACATACTTGTTAAATTCGTCTACATATTCTAAAACTTTTTGATATGGAGGTATTTTCATACCAACTTTACATAAACCATGAGTCACACCAGAAATAATTTTAGCGTACTCAAGAATTGATTCTGGTTCTAAAAAAGAATATGGTGCTTGTATATGAACTTCACCATCTTGATCTCCACGTATTTGAGATATTAACTCAGCCATCTCGTAAGCATGATCTATCCATTCATCTAAATGAGTTAACTTTATTTTATTGAATGCATTTGGATTTGTAGTAACACCTCTAACCCAACTAGGTTTGATATCATCACCGTACTTATCCATTGTAGATTTAATAAAATCTATATTCGCTGTGTCAAAGAAAAAATCTTTCATTGTAAATTCTCCAAATCTTTGTTAAAAGTATCCCAACCAGTCATTCTGACTGCTTTATCATCAACATAATAATCAGCAACTGGTTTACCAAAATGAAGTTCGTCATAAGGTATCCTGTGCCTATTTAACCACTCAATAACTATGGGTGATTGATGAGCAATTATCTTACCCATGTTACTATTATGAGTAACCATATTTCTAGCTGTTAATATTATAATATAATGTCCCTCTTTTTTCAACCTTTGTAATGTTTCTATAGCACCAGGAATTGGTTTAACATCACGATAGTGTTCTCCTTCTTGTCTTGTGTAACATAAAGTTCCATCAAGATCAAAACAAAATTTAGATGGTTTCATAGATTTCATTTAATAATTTAAGTCCACTAATGAACATAGCCTTTTGTCTTTCTAGACTATCATAATGTCTAGCACACATACCAATAAAAATACAACCCTCAATTAACTTTATTTTTTGATAATCAAAGTTATGGTTCTCAACAACTTTCATATAAATTTTATTAATATTCTCTTTTTTTATCGAACCATCAATAACTAAATTAAATTCATTATTAACGACATCAATATTAAATTTATCGTATATAAAATACTCATATCCCGTATTACATGAGTGAGATATTTTTGCTAAATCATAATACGGATCACCAAAAAATTTTGTTTTACCATAGACACCTCGTGGATCAATCATCTTGAGAATTAAGTCGTCTGTGATTGGATTTATACCATAGAGAATATTACTAAAACAAAGATCACCATGAATAAAATAAAATTTATCTTCAATTAATTTTGTTTCTATAAACTCCTTTATCTTGTTCCAAATTAAGTTAAATGATTTTAATTCTTTACCATTTAGGATAAATTTCTCTTCGTTTTTTAAATCATTAAAAAATTGAAATCCCTCGATCAGTTTAGAATATTCATTCTCTGTTTTATTGATAGTCATCAAAAGAGAGTCTTTACGATTATATTCTATAGATTTAGAATTTTTGTATGTATTGATATACCCCAAAAGAAAATTAAAAGTTTTTTGCCAGAAAGATTCTTCGTATGTATTTGGTTGAGATATCATTCTTATTCCTAGATTACTATATGCATAGTATTCTAATTCCATCTTGTATGGAGATGTTAATTTGCAATCTATTAAACGAGGGAAGAAAATTTGTAAGTCTTTTGGAAGGTTTTGAAAATATTCTGCTTCACCTTTAAGACGATCTTCCTCACTAGTTTTTATAATGCTAGCCTTTGTTTTCGAATTAATTTCAAAACTATTATATGCCCTAGTAGTAAACTCCATTAAACCTTAGCCATTGCCTCCAATGTCTCTTCGTCTACTGCTGATAAAGGAACACTACCAGATGAATTTTTATTATATACTTCATCATATAATTCTTCAATTGAGACAAAAGTTAAATTGTAAATCTTAGCAAACTGCTTAAGTGCTTCGCCTTTAATCATCTTACCAAACTCATCCATAATTTCAATAATAACACCTACTTCCTTAAGACCAGCGAGTCTTATGATTTCAATAGATCCCTCTGTGTGACCACGACGTTCAGTAAGAAGACCAGCACGAGCACGTAATGGGAATAAATGACCAGGTTGTGCTAAAGATTTAGGCTCAGATTTATCAGATAAAAAAGTCTTAATGGTTGCTAAACGATCATTAACTGACATACCAGTGGTAGCACCTTCAATAGCATCAATGCTCGTGGCAAAAGGTGTACCTAACTCATCACCACCGTTACTATTCATCATAGGAATATTGAATTGATCCAACTTTGCCTGAGTGCAAGGGAGACACATTAATCCTCTTGCATGTCTCATAGCAAATAAAAGATTTTCTTCTGTTGCTGTTTCTGCTGCAAGAACAATATCACCCTCAAACTCACGATCATAGTCATCAACCATAACAATTGGTTTACCTTGACGTAAATCCTCTACTGCTTGCATTACATTTTCACGTTTAATATGAAGTTTAATATCATTAGGACTACCAAGAGAGACATATTCATCATCTTCCATATGATAATTGATAATTTTCTTTCCTTCTGAGATTAAGTAGTTGTAAGTAGGGGCAAC